ATCACTATTAAATCCAACCAAACTTTTATCTTGCCAATACTTTAAAACACCTGTAGTTTGATCATAAGAAACTACTCTTCCCACTGCAGTGGAACCTATACCAATAGTTTGAGTTACTTGTCCATCCAAATTAAATGTAGCAGTAGTATAACCAGCTCCTATCAGTTTTAATGCATAAACAGAACTAGCTTTAGATAAAGATAGATTTGTACTGGAATTATATGCTTGAGGATTTTCTACAATTCCTATTCTAGCAATTTGATTTCCTGTAATAAAATCTGGATTAGAAGAATCATTTTCAATTTTAGAATAAACTAAAACATTAGTAGCTCCTAACTCCTTATAAATGTCTGCTCCATGACCACCTTGAGGTGGAATAATAACATTAAAAACTGGAGTTGTAGTTCCAGTTGGAACTCCACCTGCAGCCAAATCTAAAGTACCGTAAGTATATCCAGATCCACCTTTAGAAACATTTACTGATTCAACTTTAGCATCATTATTAATAACTATAGTTGCTTCTGCTCCAGATCCATCCCCATTTACAGGAACTCCAGTATAAGTTCTATTAGCAGTTCCTATACCAGATCCTCTATTAGTAATAGTAATAATTTTTAATTGCCCACTACTAGATGCATTATCTCTTACAGCAGCATTAGCTGAGCCAGTTTTCCAATTTTCAGGAACAGGAATAAAATTAGTAGAATCAAATTTTGTTATATCACCAGGTTTAATAGTAAATAAGTATTTCCAAATATAACCATCTCCACTATCACCTGCTGCCTTAGGTTCAAGATCTGTAAAAGATGGTTGATCTAGAGAAGGTCTTCCAGTAGTATTTTCTGGATTAGTTCCATTTTGCAAACATATATAAACCTTATAATCTTCATTTACTACAAAATATTTTGCTCCATATAAATTAGTTGAACCTGAAGGTTTTGCTGTATTAGATCTACTAATATCCCCTCTATACATATCATAAGTTATACCAGATGTCCAGGTATTCTTACTAACCATTCTACGTACATCAGAAGTAGTAATCTTCTTTAATGCAATCATAGTATCCCAATAATCATCTTCTTGTTCAAAACTATCCTTAGGAGCAGGAGGATTAGTTTCCCATGTAGAAGAATAGTTGGTAGCATTAGGCAAACCAACAAAAGAATAATAGGAATTTACAGTAGAAGTTGCTGCTGAGACAAAATTCTTAGCATTCAATATTCTAAGTTGATCAGTTATAATGGCTGACATTTTTACTATTTTTTTAGTTATTTATGAGTTATAATTTATATATCTTAAAGGATTCATCCTTTCAATTATAGGAGAAGTGTTTATTCCTACAAGACCAGTACTATTGCCAGCATATGATGTGAACGTTCTTGCAGATCCCCTTGGTTGAGTAGCAATTCTTCCCCAACTATATTCACCAAAGAACTCACTATATCCAAGACCAGTTAATCCATTATAATCTTGAACACTTACTGTTACTTTAGCAACATATGTTTGTCCAATTCCAAGACCAATAGTTTGACCTATAGAAACACTAGCAACTTCATATACATTATCTAAGAAAGAAGTTCCTATACCAACTACAGATCCATCTTGATAAAGAGAAGTTACTGCATTACCT